AAGGCGGAAAAATGATACTAAAAAAATTAGGTTCTATGGCTGTGGTGAATACGGTGCAGACCTTGGTAGGCCGCATTACCACCTTTGCTTGTTTGGTTATAACTTTCCTGATAGAGAAATATTTAAAGGTGCACAAGGAACCGTTTGGCAAAACAGGTGGAAAAAAAAAGGATATGATAATACTATTTATACTTCGAAAATGCTCGACTCGTTGTGGAAAAAAGGATTTCAAACAATAGGTGATCTGACCTTTGAATCCTGTGCATACGTTGCAAGGTACGTTACAAAAAAAGTAAATGGCGAAAAAAAAAATAATTGGTATGACGGAAAACAACCGGAATTTGCATTAATGTCAAGAATGCCAGGTATCGGCAATGAATGGATTAAAAGATTCAAAACTGATGTATATCCCAAGGACTTTCATACTATTAATGGGATTAAAAATCGTCCCAATCGTTATTATGATTCTATTTGTGAAAAAATTGATAAAAAAACTTTTGAAGAAGTAAAAAAAAAAAGGAGGTATAAAGGCGAAAATAAAAAGTATGAATCGCAAGTTAGGCTATGGCAGAAAGAGCGGCATCGTGAATCAATCACCAAAACATTAGAGAGGAAAATTGAAAATGGTTAAAAATTTAGTGAAAACAGAAAACCCGGAACATGACTTCAATCACATTGGAATTTACTCAATATGGGATAAAAAAGGAAAAAAATTTGATGTTCCCTTTTTTGCCGCCAATCAACTCTTTGCAAGAAGGCGTTTTCTTATGATGGCCAAGGAGGAGTCCATTCTTAAAGAATTTATAAATGATTTTGATTTATGTTATATCGGAAAATTTAATCTGATAAATGGCCACTTGGAAAAAAGCTTTGAAAAATTAATAGAAGGAAAACAAATTAAAAAGGAGGATTTAGAAAATGAGAAGTAATACTCAACACAGATTTTCAGAAGTTCCACAAGTAAATATTCCAAGGAGCACGTTCGATAGATCAGCAAGCTATAAAACTACTTTCGATGCAGGTTACCTTGTACCCGTCTTTGTAGATGAAGCATTGCCAGGTGATACCTTTAAAGTCGATATGACCGGCTTTGCAAGGTTAAGCACTCCCACATATCCCATCATGGATAATATGTTTTTAGATACTTTCTTCTTTGCTGTGCCTATTAGGATAATCCAGGATAATTGGAAAAAATTGATGGGTGAACAGGTAGATCCAGGCGATAGCATTGCCTTTTCGGCCCCTACTGTAACATTAAATAACGTTGCAAATGAAAGCCTGTACGATTATTTAGGCTGTCCTACTAAAATTGCGGCAAATTATTCTGTAAATAATCACTTCGCACGCGCCTACAACCTTATTTGGAATGACTGGTTTAGGGATGAAAATTTGCAAGATAGCGTTGTTGTCGATAAAGATGACGGCCCCGACACAGCCACAGACTACGTCTTATTAAGGCGTGGAAAACGTCACGATTATTTTACATCAGCCCTGCCCTGGTTGCAAAAAGGTGACGCAGTAAGCCTGTCCCTAGGTACTGAAGCGCCGTTAACTGGTATCGGTTGGCAAAATACGGGCGCAGTGGCTTCATTCACTCTTAGAGAAACTGGCGGAACATCCCGAGTCGTAAATGGCTATCAATCTACCATCCGTGATATTGGAATTGAGGAAGATCCAAGTAACGCTTTATATCCCGCAGCATATGCGGATCTGGCAAATGCCACGGCTTCAACAGTCAATGAGTTGCGTCAAGCAATTCAAGTCCAAAGGCTATTAGAAAAAGATGCCAGGGGCGGAACCAGGTATATTGAGATTGTCAAAAATCATTTCGGGGTGACTTCAGACGATGCCAGAATGCAAAGGCCAGAATATCTCGGAGGAGGAACCACTCCAATAAACATTACCCCCATTGCTCGAACAGATAGCAGTCCTGGCGCACTTGGTGCCATGGGTACTACCGGCTTTCGCCGTCATGGCTTTGTAAAGTCCTTCACCGAGCATTGTGTTATTCTTGGCCTTGCATGTATTCGTGCAGATCTACACTATCAAGAAGGCCTTGACAAAATGTTCTCGCGGTCTACTCGGTATGATTGGTATTTCCCCACCCTGGCCCACCTTGGCGAACAGGCAATCTATAATAAAGAGATTTACCTAGACGCCGCCACAATCGGTGCCGGCACTGATGATGACGTATTCGGTTATCAAGAAAGATATGCGGAATATAGATATAAACCCTCCAAAATAACCGGCAAAATGCGCTCCAATGATGCCGCCACTCTTGACGCTTGGCACCTTGGTATAGAGTTCGGATCCCTCCCTACCCTTGATGACTCGTTCATCCAGGAAAACCCGCCCGTTGATCGGGTGATCGTTACACCGACTGAACCGCACTTTATATTCGATTCTTATAGCCAAATATACTGCACACGGCCTATGCCTATTTATAGCGTTCCAGGCTATATTGACCACTTTTAATGTTAATAGGAAGGAGCCAGGAGTCCGTAGGATGAAACTCCTGGCGGCCCTTCCCTCAATAAAAAAAGGATCAAAAAAAATGGAAAAAAGCATAGTAACAAAATTCTACGTACTCACATTAGTATATAAATATTGGCTTAGAGATATGATAATAGATAATATAAATAAAAACCCACACTACGAAAACTTAATAGACTTATGCGACACATTAGTCAAAAGTGCGGCGGATAAGGAGGATAAAAAATGGGCTTCTTAAGTTCTGCATTCGATGCTGTTAAATCTATACCAGGTAAATTAGTAGGCGGCGTTATAGATATTGGAGCCGACTTTCTTGGAAATGAATTAATTGGAAAACCCAATGCGGCAAGTGCCTACGGAATGTCTCAAGAAGCGTACGAAAAACAGTATGCTAATTATAAACGGCGTTATCAGGACACAATGGCCGATATGAAACTGGCAGGGTTAAACCCCATATTGGCAGCCGGATCTGGCGGCTTTAATGTAGGCCAGACTCCACAATTTACAAATGTTGGACATATGCCAGGTTACCAAAATGTAGGCGCTTCATCGGCCTACAGGAGCCTGATGCAAGGCGATAAAGAAATAGAAGCAAAAAAAACTGAAAGAAAAAAACAGCTAAAAATGTTAGCTGAAACAAAAAAAATAATTGTAGAGACTTCAAATGAGAGGTTAAAATCCGGCGTTATTAAACAAAAAGAGCGGATCCTCATAACACAAATTGGCGAAAGTTTAGCCAGGACCGGCAAAATATTCCATGAAGTACAAAAAATTGGTGCTGAGAAAGAAACTTCAGAAGCACTAAAGAAAAAATTAGTATCTCAATGTAAATTATTAGAACAACAATTAAAACAATTAACAAAAGTATCCGATGCGTATAAAGGTGCATACGGAACTGGTTTAGGTTACATTAGGGCCACTTTAGGTGCAATAGGAGCCCTGTTGGGCCCTGTGGTAAATACAATCAAATAGCAAATAAAATTTGCATGGCGGCAGCCGGATCGGCGGCGGCCAGATCAAAAAAATGGAAAAAACGTCAACTAAATATTGCCAAAAGGAGGAAAAAAGAATGTCAAAAGATTATTGTAAAGAAAACGGTATTGAAGGCTATCCAACAACAGATCCAGAAATGCGTAAATGGTGTCAAAGGCCAGGAAAACACGATGAGGATGGAAACCCTGTGTATTTCACAGAACAGGCTCATAAAAAAGAATGTGAGATAGATCATATTCTTAAAAAATTCGATAAAACGGGTTTAATTACCCATATCCAGGATATAGAAGCAAAATTCGGCGATGTAACAGGCATGGAATTTCAAAACATGCAAAATAAAATAGCAGCTGCAAAAAATTCATTTAATCAGCTTCCCCTGGACATTAGAAATAGGTTCGAAAATGATCCTGCAAAATTATTGTCGTTCATGGATGATGAAAATAATAGACATGAAGCAATAAAACTTGGATTAATCCATGAGGATACGCCAGAAAATCTTGATGGGCTCGGCGAACATGTTACAGCGGATCAGGCTGTCAATCCAACAACCGGCCAGCCAAAAGATGAGCCAAAATAAAAAAAACACGTTAGTGCGCACTACCTATTACTTGATATAATAGTGCGCACTGACACACTTGTTGTCAGTGTTAGCTTTGCGGCGATAGACGCAAAAAAATGATAGGTAAAACCTATCAAAAATCGATATTTGACAAAAATCTCGAAAAATGGTTAAAATTAGACTCACTGAGAGGCTCAAATTTAAACGAAAAAAAAAAAGGCATAGCTGAGCATGCCTAAAAAATAAAAAAAAGGGGGTGATATAATGAGAAAGCGCTGGAAGGCAAATACACGCCGTTCAAGGCGGCAATTTACGAAAACAGCTTACCCGGTGAAACGTAACAGGCAAAATAAGACCGGCAATGGAATCAAGAGAGGAGGAACCAGACTGTAATGCCATGTTATGATCCAGTTGGAACACACAGGGTAGACGGAACCCCAACTTATCGGCCCTGCGGTAATTGTATTGGATGTAGATTAGAATACTCTCGCCAATGGGCCGTTAGAATGTGTCATGAATCAAGTTTTTATAACGAAAACAGTTTCATTACCCTGACCTATAATCAAGAAAACCTCCCTGAAGATGGATCCCTCGTAAAAGCACATTTACAAAATTTCATGAAACGACTAAGGCGGAAAAATGATACTAAAAAAATTAGGTTCTATGGCTGTGGTGAATACGGTTCAGACCTTGGTAGGCCGCATTACCACCTTTGCTTGTTTGGTTATAACTTTCCTGATAGAGA